CTGTATACGCTTTATCCGGTTCATCATCAAAAATAAGCTGCCCACTGGTAGCAGACAGCCATTTTGCAATTTTTCTGATTCTTTCTCTCAGTGATTCCAGATTATGCGCCTCTCCACGAAATGAAATCCGCACAATAATTTGACGGTTTTCGTAATCCGGAGTTTCGGAGCTGTAATAGGTTCCGTCACGTCCGGGGATAGCATATCCATCACGGCGTTTAGCAGGAAGCAGTGTCCTGTTCACTGATTTCATAACAATATGAAAATTACTGCTATGCTGATTGTTGAATATAAATCCGTAACTCAAATCAGCACCACTCCTCTCCCTCTGGCATCACTGCGCTGCAGATTGTTTAATTCCTGTGCAATTCGTTTTATATCTGCTTCTTCTCTTACTGTAGCCGATACATAAAATACATTCTGGATGTTTCCGGAGTTTGCGTTGTATGCCTTATTTTCTCCTGCAGTCAGCACACGTTCCCCTCTGTGCAGCTGTGCAATATAACCGTCATACGGCACATATGGCAACCCGTTTGCATGAGAACCGTCATAATAACGCCCTGCACCGCCACCAGATGTAGAACCGCCAGAATTCATTTCATCCTTTGCATCTCTCCAGAACATTAATTTATCCTGCACCCAGTTAATTTTATCAGTAAACCAGTTTCTGAAAGATGCCCAAATATCCTGTGCGCCCTGCCATAAGCTATTTATCATTTCCTGCCCTGCAGTTCGGAATGTGTTTGGCAAGCCAAGCACCGTATTTTTAATTTCCATTGCATTCTCGACAACAAATGTTTTTAATTCATACCATGCATTATTTACTGCATTTCTGAATTCCTCATTTGTCTGATACACCGTAAATAATCCAGCAGCTAAAGCGGCAAGCAGTGATATTACAATCGCTATCGGATTTGCCCGAAGCACACCGTTTAACAGGTTGAATGCATTTTTCAGTGTTTCTACACCTTTGGCAGAACCGGCAAGGTTGCTAATCAGAGTGGCAAGTGCAAGCGCTGTAATCCCTGCTCCAATGCCAGCCAGAAGCGGCAGCATAGGACTGCTGCCATTCAAAAGGTTTAATACACCTTTTAGTACATCCGCAACACCGCTTTTTACTCCGGCAATGATTGGAGTTGCCATTCTACCATATTCCGCGGTCACTCCCTGCAGTTCCATTTCAGCTTCACGCAGCGCAACAATATCTGCATTGTTTTCACGCCATGCCGCCGATGTTTCCGCAAGTCCTTGCTTCGCCAGTTCCTCTAATACCAGATTGGCTCTTTCTGCCTCTGTTTTGCAAGCCTGCAGTTTCTCATTGAATTCATCCTCACTGGTACCTGCCCAATTGAGTACATCAGCAAATGTCCCCGTCACGGTCGATACCCTGATTGTTTCATTCACAGCCTCTGCCAATCCGTCTATCGGAATGGAATCACCATATGTCGCCCAAGCACCGATAACACCTTCTGTCAGTGTTTTCAGCTGGTCTTGCTCCAGTCCTAATGCCTGTAAGTTGGCAAGCGCTGTAGCAGATTTCTGATTGTCTCCAATCACTCCATAAAGCTGTTTGTAAGATTCCGCAGTTTCATCTGCAGAATATCCTGCTTTCTGGCTTGATGTTTCCAGAGTGCCCAGAATGGTCCTGTACTCCATTGTTTCATCAACAAGACCGGACAGGTTTCCAATCAGTGACTGTACGGCACCGGATATTGCACCGCCGGCCAGCGAACCTTTTAGGATATCACCAAAAGAAGATGCCTCTTTTCCGGCATCATTCAAATCCTTTGTTAGATCATCCGCTTCATTGCCGAGGCTGTTCATCTCACGCCGCATCTTGATAATGGCTGTTTCAGCATCCGTCATTTGGCGTTCCAGTTTTTTCACCACAGCAACTTGATTGTTATATGCATTCTGCGCCTTTATAGCCTCGGAAGAATTTTCTCCAAACTGTTTTTTTGATTCTTCCAATCTTCTCTTCAAATCATCTAATTTTAACGATGCTCTACTATATTCATGCGCAATCAGACTGATTTTCTGCTTTTCGGCATCAATCGTCTGCTGCAGAATTTTACTCTTTGATGTTACAGCTTCTTCGGAATCTTCCATCCCTGCGAACTGCTCTACAGTGTTTTTCATAGAACTGTTTAAGCTTTTAATATCAGCATTGATTGCCGATAAAGCAGAACGGAATTCTTTTTCGCCATCAACGCCAATCCGTGCACCAATATCTGTTGTCATATGCTCACCTCCGTCCCATCAGACCCCAGAAGTCATCTTCTTCGTCTTCCCGTGTTTTTGCCTGTTTTACAGTGCCTTTCATAATGTTTCTAATGGCTATGTAGTCAAGCAGTTCGCCATAAGGCATAACCATAATGTCACTGTACGAAAGCCCTGCAGATATACCGGCATAAATATACCACTCCACGCAGTTTACACTGATGGAGTGGCTGTCACGTTTTTTGAGTCATCATCCTCATTTTCGACTTGAACTTTTGTGGTAGACCCATTTTTAATTGTCTGGCTGATTGCCAAATACATTTCATTAAAATCATCAGGTCCCATTAAAATTGCCAGTTCTTCTTCCGTTGGCGGCTCTTTATAATCCATGCCTTTCAGTTTGTAGTATCCTGCAGCTGCTTTCAGTATAATGTGAAGAACCCAGATAGAGTCTCTTGTGGTTTTGAAATTAAATGGTGTATCTGTTCCAAAACGTTCTTCCATCTGCTGAAGCACACCGGCAGAATAACAAACCGGATATTCTTCACCATCGATTTTGATTTTCTCAATACGCACGACTCACACCTCGATTACTCAATGTTCAAGAATGCTTTTACGATAGCCTCTGCCTCTTCCTCTGTGTCCAGTGGAGTGGAGATTCTGCGCCATTCGTGTTCTGCAGTATCATCTTTCAATAATTCTGCAGTCAGTTTTGGTGTTTTCCATTCAATGCTTTCGCCCTGGGTTACTAAATCTTCACCGAAGTGCTGGAACTGGATTTTCGGATAAATAACGGCAACCCATTTCACTTTGCCATCAATCTTACGTTTAGCAATTGCACCAAAACCAAGATACGGCACTACCTGCTTGTCGTTATACTTCATCCATTTTGCGCCTTCTGTTTTTACCGCTTCATTGGTGATTTCTTCTTCTTCCGGAGCATACATTGCCATAATAGCTTCCGGGCGCAATTCATCGGTACCCAATGTGATAGTACCGCCATCAAATACGCTTTCAGACTCTGCCGGACCATTATCTGCATACAGTACACTCTGGGACTGACCGTTCAGCGATAGGCTTAATTCAGTCGCTTTCCCTGCTACGACACCGCCAGAGTAGTTGACTGTTCCACCCTCTGCTGCATATTTCGCAATATGTGGTTTAGAAAGACCAATACTTGCCATTATTCTTTTCCTCCTTTTTGATTTTCATAGATTGCTAGAATCTTTTCATCAACAGCTGCCGCCATTGCGTTTTCAGCTGTTTTCTTTGATTCCGTTACCGCATTTTTGAAAAACGGCTGTTTTCTGTTGTGCGATGTGCCGGAATTAAAAATACGAGCAACCATTGCATTCGGCTGCCCGTTCGGATACTTTCTTGTCTTGATATCGTTGTAACCATCAAAGCCGACTTTAACATTTAGAAAGCCATTGTCATTACGCATAGCAGAAATCCCCATGCTATCTCGCAGGCCCTCTTTTTGTTTTTCACGGCGCTCGTATTCATAATCCGATTCGTTGCCCGAATCTATATGATCAATCTGCCGCTTTACTTTATCGGCTACAACTTTTGCACCTTCATACACAGCAGCACCGGCGATATCACTTGAATGATTTTCAAGCTCTTTTAAGATTCCGGCATAGTTTTCAAATCCTTTGAATTTGATATTTGCCATCAAATCACTTCCCAATACCACTCATAATGGTAAAATCCCGTCTCTTCCTCGTATTGAAACGAATTAAAACGCCAAGAAATTCCCGATTCGTCTAAAACCGCCTCAAATTCGCTTTTAAACGGGTCAAACTCCATTTTGGTATAAAGGTCTGTACTTCCGGTTATCGCCCGTTCTGCGTGAATATTTGAAGCCATTAAATCGTTGGCCCCATCTTCCTGCCATACAAAGTAGCGGTCGGACTTCATATGCTCCGCATGGCTCACCTGGTCAGTGACTTTCAAGTGAATTTCAATGATTTTTTCATACCATTCCTTACTCACCGACAGCCACCTCCAATTTTTGCACCACTTTTGAAAGCGAAATATCAACGCAAGCAGGATATACACCATCAACAGTCTGGATTTGCTCAATCCGGTACTGGGTGCCATCCTCTGTTACAGCCACATCCTGTGTATCAATGCCCGGCACTTTTGGACAGCGCAGCACTCGAACTATTCGAATATTCGCCTGCTTCGCGGCATAATATCGCGTTATACCTGTGCGCTGTTCATCATATCGCAGTGTTACCGGATTGTCTTTAAGCACTTCCACAGCTTTGTATCCCGGCTTTGACTGATTAATGGTTTTATGAATTTTTACAATGCCGCTGTTAAACGGCTGAGTAATATCATGTGCCGGTCTGTTTGGTTTCTGATGCATAATCTTTCACCATTCTTTCATGCCGCATAGTGAGAATCATGGACTGATAGTTATTTTCAAACACATCCAGTGCTCCATCCCGCATATATCTGGAATACTCAAATAACAGCGTTCTGGCAATGCCATCAATCGTATAATCCATTTCTGCACCTGCCTTGCCATCAAGGTACATCATACCGGACGCGATGATTCCGCTGATTTTTTTATCAGTGGCATCATCGCTCCATGTGATATTTAAATAGTTTTTGACGGCATCCAGCAAACCTTCCGGCAAATCATCTCTGTTTACCGTCATAGAATTACTCCTCTGTATCGTTTACTGCTGCAGCTTCTGCTGTTTCTGTTACCTGTACCTTATAGGTTTTTGGCTGCAGGTTTTCAATGTTCAGATACAGGAATGCATTGTTATCCATCGGGAAGCCGTTTGCGTACAGTTTGATTAAGTATGTGCGTTTGTCTTCCAGGAATGCATAGTGGTCGCTGTAATCCAGTTTGCCGGATTTTGTAGTTGCTGTACCAACAGCTGCAAAATATCTTGGCGCCATACCTAAAGCCATGCGGCCAACCGGCATTGCTGCAGATTCAATAACCTCCATCGGATACGGCAGTACATCTTTTCTGTAAGTGCCGTCCGGTGCCATTACTGTAGTGGCAGGGAACACTTTCTGCAAATAATCCAGCGGATTTACTACCATGATGATATCATGCAGTTTTCTTGTTTTACCGTTTGGTGTTACCGCTACTTGTGCCAGCAGATTTCCGATGGTTACCGGGTCAAGGTCTGTAATAGCAATTGCTTCTTTTTCCGGATATACACCATCTGTTACAGTTACGCCTTTACCAACCTGGCGGTTCATGCCGATTGGTTTGTTTTTTCCGTCACCTGCAACGAGACCTGCCTCCAGGCCGTTGGCCAGAGCTTCGTACAATACTTTACGAACATAATTGTCTAACCATTCAGGCCCCAGTTCCAGCATTGCTTTGCAAACCGGCAGATAAGCGGACAGTTTCAGCAGATTCGTGTCTTTTTCTTCAAAGCCGGAAGTTAATTCTTTGACGATTTCCTCACACAAATCCCCCCACTGTGCTTCCTGATGGCCGTCGGTGTTCACCAGGAATTTAGTTGCGCCATTGGAAGGGAAAAATGTAATTTTGCTAATCAGCGGATGGTTTGTCTCTAAATCAGTAAATACATCATTGATTACTGTTTCAGGCAGCACCAGATTTGCATTGGCCAATGCCTGTTTTGGATTGCCGGAACGCAAGCAGTCGGAGAATTTCTGATAGAATTCTTTTTCTTCGCTTGTCAGCTGGCGAATACCGCGATTTGCCAGAGCGACAACATCATTTTCCTTAATCATTGCTTCATACTCTCTGCGAACATCATCGCCCAGAGCCACAATCAGCTGTTCAAAAGCAGCGTTGAATGCATCTTTGTCGTTGTTCACCAGAGCCTGCATTAAAGCAGTTCTTGCTTCTTCTGTTTTCTGAAAATCATTGTTTCTCATTATCTAATCATCCTTTCGAAATTTTAGGCATTAAAAAAACCGGTTAAAATCTGCATCAGAGTTTTTTCCGGTTCCGGTTCTTTTGGATTTGCAGGTTGTGGTTCCTGCTGTTTCAGTTTTTCTAACAGCTTCTGTACGATGCTGTCTTCGTCAATCTGGATAGGTGTTTCTTTCTTTTCCGCCATTTTTGCAAACAGCAGTTTTCTGGCATTCTGGCTTGGATTGTTGTTTTTACCGCTGCTTTCGATAGCAGTTGCAAACCCCCATACCAATGCATCAGTTGGAGCAATCCAGCTTTCCTTATCCATCAGGTCTTTCACTTTTTCCTCGCTAATGGTTACGCCGGAGAGATATGCAGAAACTGCCGCCTGATTGATGGTGTCTAAATCCTCTGCTTGTTTGCGCAGTTCATCGGCATTGCCGCTTGCCCAAGTCCATGCATTATGAATCATCAGCAGCGAGGATTCATTCATAACGCGCTCATCACCCGCCATAAAGATTACGGATGCAATAGAGCATGCAA